CGATTGGCCCTGACAGCGGAACAGTTCCGGGTATGGGCATGGCTACGACGTTGGGTTGATGACTAGCGTCAGCAGGTCATTGAGGCTGAAGGTCGATCGGTACCGCTTGTACGTGGCGGTGACGCCATAGGCGTTCGTGACTTGCACCGTGGTCGGGTCGCCCTTGGCAAGCGCGTTGCCGCCGTACTTGATCCCGAAGAAGGGCGGGTCCGTGCTGAGCGTGTACCCGTCATGGATGAACAGGTAGAAGAAGCCTGCCCCCGCCGGGACGGTGATGGTCTGATTCGACGGGCCTTGCGCCGCCGTGGTCTGCAGCAGCGCGCCGCTGCCCGTGCCGTCGATGCTGAACGTGGGCGTGAGCAAGTCGCCGTTGGCTGACTTGCCGAAGTACCAACGGCTGAACCACGACCGATTGAGGTCGGACGGCGATACGCTGCCTTGCGCCTGCGCCCCGGTCAAGCGCAGCCGGATGGTGTTTGCGCTGCGCGGGTTGGTCGGTGCCGTGATGCTTGGGATGGTCAAGGCTTGCGACAGGCTGGTGGGGTTGAACCCCGTCGCGATGGCGCTGTTGCTGCCATCAGGACGCTGGAACTCCACGGTGCCGCTGCCTGCTGTCCAATTGGCGCTAGGCCCGCTGATTGACCATGTAGCCGTGCCGCTCGTCGGGAACGGTTGGCCGATCTCGTACACGGACGCCACGCCGCTCACCGCGAAGCCGCCGTAGGTCACGGGCTGGTACGGGTACAGGAGTCGCTGCAGGACTTGCACCGCTGTTTCGCCAGCCGGGATGACGGTGCCCGCCGGGATGCCCGGCAGGTTGGTGGCAATGGTTGGGGTTGACAACGCCCACGGCGCGATGCGCGAATCGTCCGCCCGCACCGCCTTTGTCGCGCTGCTCGTCCCGCTGGCCGCGAAGTCCACTGCCATCTGCGGGTCGGTGTCCTTCAGACTGCCGCCGCCCGTCAGCCCGGTTCCGGCGACGATTGCGGCATCGGCGCGCATCACTTCCAAGTTGTTCGCGCTCAACGTGGTGCCGCTCAACTTGAGCCCGTTGCCAATCGTGATTTCTTGGCTCTGGCCTGCGCCACCGATGGAGCCGCGCCCGATCAGGCGGCTGTTGGCAATGCCGTACAAATCGCCCGGCCCGAGGGATATGGAGCCGTTGCGCCCATTTACGAACGACACGCCGCTCACCACAGGCGTCGGAGTCGCCCACTCGGTGTCGTAGGCAGCCTCGGACTTCTTCAGCAGGATTTGCCCGGGCGTGCCGCCGCCCGGCAAGCCAACGCCCGGCTGGCCTGCCGACACCGCCACCGTCACCGCGATCTCGTTGACGGTGACGGCTGCGCCTGTAGCGACAATCACGGCCACGGGTGATTCCGTAACCGTGACCGTGGCCCCTGTGACGATCTGCAGGTCGTCCGTCATGCACCTGCCTTCTGCACGATGCGCACTTGCCCGCGCGAGATGTAGCGGCGCACGACGTTGCCGCTCCACACGATCTCAAAGTCAAAGTAGCCCGTCTGCGGCGCAAGCGTGGCGGTGGTGGCCGCAGGGATGGTCAGCCGCATCGTGTCGGTGGTGTTGGGCATCAGCACCATCATGGGATTGGCACCGACGCTGCTGGCGGTGAGCAGCACACCCTGCTGCTCGTCAACGCATCGCACGCGCCATTCCTGCGCGGTCGCGATGTCAGCCACGCCTTCCATCTTGACGGTGGCCTCGTAGGTCGCGCCCTTCAGGATGTTGATGACGTACCCGCACATGACTACGCCTTCTTCGACTTGCGAGTTGACTTGCGGCGCTTGACTGTCTTCTTTGCCCGCTCCTCGGGGAACGCGTCTGACGCTGCTGGTGCGCCATCGTCTTCCGGTTCGTCCGGCATGGCGTCAGGCTCTGTCACATCCGAGAACTGCTCTCCGCCGTACTCGTTTGACGCCGGGACCATGTTGGCGGGCTGCAGGTACACGTCGCCATCGCTGCCGATTCCGTTGCGCCCGATCTCTGCGCGAATCTCGTTGACGGACATGAAACCAAACTGGCGCGCGATGCTGAACGAGCGGTAGCGCGTGATGAGGTCAGCGCGCAGCATGGCGTCGAAACTGATTTCGGTGTCCAAGCCTTCGTCGCTGCGGAACAACTTGCGGCGCGCTTCGGCTTCAAGCCGCGCCGCCCACGAAGACAGGCAGTTGGTCACCCATTCGCGGTTCGACTGCTCCGCGCTGGCGTAAGACTGCTTGTTGACCGACAACCCGACTACGCTCGGCGGCACGCGGTAAATGGCGCAAATCTCCTCACGCTGGAAGGCGCGTCCTTCCAGCCATTGCGAGTCCTGCGGCGACAGGCTGATCTGCTGGTACTTGAGCCCGCCTTCTAGCACGGCAATCGCGCCTGCGCTCTGCACGCCTTTCATGCGTGCTTCCCACGACTCGCGCATCCGCCCGATGGCGTCGGGCGTTAGTTCCTTGTCCGTAGACAGCACGCCGCTAGGCCTGCTGGCGTTGCGCCAATACGCTGCTCCAAACGCCTCAGCAGCGATAGACAGTCCGATGGCTTGGCGTGCCAGCGACAGCGGCGAGTAGCCAAGCAAGCCGTCTGGCGACATCCACATGAGGTGGAAGATTTCGTTGCTGCTAAAGACCGTGCGTTGCTGCTCGTCTCGCCCGCCGCCGTAGAAGTATGCCACCTCGCCCGTGCTGATGCGCTGCACGTCCATCAAGTCAGGCCGCAAGAAGTGCAGCGCGCGAGGACGGCCGTCAGGCGTGCGCTCAATCAGGCTATACGCGTTGCCTGTGAGGCACGCGCTAGTGAGCATCAGTTCGCGCCACACTAGCGCCGTCATCTGCTCGTTCGGGCTGACGTTGAGCAAGTTGTGGACAGGATGCTCCGAGCGCACGCGCCGCCCGGCATCGTCGCGGCTCAGCACGCTCCACGGCAGTTTCGCCAACTCGGTGGCGATGGCTTGCACGCAGGCATTGACGGTGATGCACGACAGCGCAACCGTTGGCGTGATAGCCTGTCCCGTGTCTGACACGATGCCCGTGTAGATCTGCAGTCCGCCCATCGTCGGCTGGCCGACCGGAACCGTGCTTGTGAACTTCCGGAGTTCCAGCGTGCCGAGGAACGGAATCTTCAGAGCCATATCAAGCCTCGCTCGTTGTAGATGCTGCTGCGCTGCTGCTCGTCGTGCAGGCTGGCTGCCACAGCGATGATTGATGCCACAACGGGGTCGATGCGCTCCACGCTTCGCTTCTTGCTCGGTCGCGGGTTGCTGTTGGCATCGCGGTCAACGACGCAGTTCGACATGGCCCAAGCCAAGACCGGGTTGCCGTCGTGCGACAACTTGCGCGACAGCACTGCGCGTTCCCACATCTGCGTCGGCGTGGACAGGTTGAGGAACGACTGCGGCACACGCACCACGTTGAGCCCTTTGCCTTCCAGTTCGTTGGCAAGGTTCTGCGCGTTGTAAGGGTCGTATGCGATGAGCCGTACACGGTGGTCTTTCGCCAGCGTTTCGATCTGCTTGAGGATGTAGGAGTAGTCCGTCGTGTCTCCGGGCGTCAGCGTCAGCCAGCCGCGTCGGCTCCACTCTACATACGGAACTCCGTCGCGGCGCGTGCGGTTAGCAGCGCCTACCTCCGGTGCATAGTTCCAGTTGCGGACGATGATGGCGTCGCCGTCGATCCACACCGCACTGATGCTGGACAAGTCGGTGGTCTGCGCCAAGTCGATGCCGAGGTAGCAAGGCAAGCCTCGCAGCCTCTCTACGTCCAGTTCTTGCTTGCAGGCGTCCCAATCATTCATCCTGATCCAGCGGTCAGAGGCCGTGATGTGCTGGCACAGGTAGTAGGTTCGGAATGGCGACTCGTAGGACGGCTGGTCGTTGGCGCGCTTGGCTTCCTCCTTGTACCACTCGACTTTGACTGTGTGCCCAAGCGACGGGTTGGCTGTGCGCCACGTTGCTTCTTGGTCCCATGCTGCGTCCGCTTCCGCGAAATGGAGGCACGGCAAGAAGGCAGGGTTCTCTACCGTGCCTTCGCAGATCCGCAAGGCGTACTGGAACAAGTCGTGCTCCAGAGACTCGCGCAGCACTCCTGCCGTCGTGATGCTGACCATGAGCGGCTGGCGGCGGGCGCCCATCGACGTCATCACGGCTTCCCACAGGTCGCGGCGGTTCTCCATTGCGTGGATCTCGTCCGCGATGCACGCGCTGGTGTTCAAGCCGTGCGCTGCAGGCGCGTCTGCCGACAGGATGGCGTATGCGCCATACACCTGCGGCGCTGTCAGTCGGTGCTGGTACGTCTCGGTGCGCGCACGCAAGAACGGCTCTGCTGCTGCCATTCGGCTGGCGCGGTTGAGGCAGAGTTTGGCTTGCTTGCGGTCGCGTGCGATGCCGTACACGTTGGGCGTTGGCTCGTCATCTGCAAGCAGGTGGTACAGCGCCAGCGCCGCTGCCAACTCTGTCTTGCCTGCCTTGCGCGGGATCAAGATGTGCGCTTGCCTGTAACGGCGCGTGCCGTCCGGGCGCATCCAGCCGTAGAGGTTGCCGACAAGCGCACGCTGCCACGGGAGCAACTTGAACGGCTTGCCTGCCCACTCGCCTTCCGTGTAATGGCACATCGCTTCGATGAAGCGAATGACGTGCTTGGCCCATGCAGGGTTCCAAACCGAGTCGCCGGCTGTCTTGATTGCGTCGTATCTCGGAAGCGTGTTGAACGCCTCCGCGCTCCACTCATCCTGCCGAGGCCTTGCGGCTGAAGATGCTTTGGATGTCCGCTTCTTGCTCATTCGTGGTTACGCGTGCCCGCGCTGCAGGTGTCAGTCCGAACTGCGCCATCATGCGGTTGAGCATGAGGCCGTATTCCAACTGCTGGGTGACGTACGGGCTTCGCTTGAAGTGCGAGAAGGTGCCGTCATCCTTGTTGATGCGGAACACCTCGCCAAAGCGATTGACGGCTGCTGTGACCCGCTTCCACCGAGCAAGGTACTCAGCGCATTGTGCCAGCGCCAACGCATCTGACGGCGTGAGCACTCGCATCGGCTCCAGCACGTGCACCAGTTCCTTCCATGCTTCCTTGGCTTCGTCGCTCAGCCACGGAGGCACTCGGGGCGCTGCCTCTTTCAACTTCGGTTCGCGCTTGCGCGTGTTGGCGCGCCACGACCCTGCAAGGCGCAGTTGGGCAGTCGGTTTGGGCGGGGGTCCGGGCATTGGCTAGGAAGCGTTTAGAGGGCTCGGGGCTGTCCGGGGCATCGTACCCGCCCGGACGGGGCGGGAGGGCGTATAGGGGCGTTTAGGGGCTTTGCTAGGGCTCCTAGCGTGCCGCTAGACGGGGCGCCCCCGAAGGGGTCTAACCCGTGGGCGCACGCGCGCAGGCCAAGGGGCGGGTGTGGAGACACTGGTGTCAATCATTGACACCCCCTACCCCTGCCGCGGAGGAGGAGGAGGTTATGGAGAAAGTCAAGCCTTGATGCCTGCCAGTGCCACGAACTCGGCACGCGCATCGCGTTCGCGCATGGAGCCTAGGAGGCAGGAGGTCACCATGTCGGCGTCAGGCTGGCGGACGCCTCGGCATCCCATGCAAGCATGGTGCGCGCGTGCGATGACAGCAGTGCCTTTGGCCTGCAAAGTCTCGTGGAGGGTGTGTGCCACCTGCTGCGTCAGCCTCTCCTGCATGGACGGCCGTCGCGCCCACGCCTCTACCATGCGAGGAATCTTGGACAGGCCGACCACTCGGCCGCTCGGTACATAGCCCACGCTCATCTCACCGACGAAAGGCAGCAGGTGGTGCTCGCATAGCGACACGAAGCGCACGCCGCGCACTAGCACCATCTCGTCGCAAGCCTCGTCGAACACCGTGCCAAGCATGGCTACCGGGTCGACGTTGCGGCCGCTGGTCATCTCATGCAAGGCCTTGACTACACGCCGAGGCGTGTCGATCAAGCCGGGACGCGACGGGTCTTCGCCTATGCAAGCCAGCAAGTAGCGCACGCAGTGCTCTTGCAGCGCGGGGTTGGGTGCGAACACTGAATGCGCAGCATCAGTCAGCGCACGTTCCAAGCCTTGTGCATCTGTATCGACAGTCGCCATGACGGGTCTTCCTTGATGAGGTTGAGGCACCACTCCAGCGCCTTGCGGTCGATGGTGAGGCCGTTGAAGGCTGGACTGATGAGCCGATGCTCGGCCTTGCAAGTTGGCCTAGGCAAGGCTTGGCCGTAGCCGCGCACGTACTTCACCTCGTTCGCGAACGGCTGCCGCACTGCGTGCTCGGCAACCTTCGGACTGACGGTGATCCAATCTAGGCCGAGTCCTGTCAGATCGATGCTGCCATTGGTTTCGATGGCGCAAGCAAAGCCTGCATTCTGCAAGGCTTCCACCAGAGGGCGGTCGACTTGAAGTCCGGGCTCTCCGCCTGTGAACACTACCCAAGGCCTGTCGATCCGGTGCGCGTCGAAGTACTCGCTTGGCAAACCGCACGCATCGCGCACCTCTGCCACGATGGCGTCTGCCGTCATCTTGCGTCCTGACATGAACTCCGTGTCGCAGTC